GCGATAGGTGCTGCCGGTGGTGGTCTGATAGGCGGTGCGATAGGTCTCTTTGGTATCATGGGGTTAGGTACTTATGACCAGCGCAAAGAGGAGGTGAATGACCAACTCTCCAAGACTCGCCCCGAGTTAACAGCAGAAGAGAGAGATAGAGTAGCATCAAAGAATGCCTTTGAATATGCTAAGGGCGAACTGGTAGGGGAAGGTGCCAGTGACTTAGCCGGTGCGATTATTCTTTCTCGACTCCCTGGTGGTAGAGTTGCATACAAGGGCGGCAAGGCTATGCTAAAGGATATGCTTGCCCCAGGCTTCACAAAGCAGATCGGAAAGGCTATGGCTACCCAGATGCCCTTCGAGATGGGCGGGGAGGCACTAACCTCGACGATACAGCATTACGCAGACGTGGAGGCTGGAACCAAAGAGGGTAAAATACCGTTGAGTGGCAAGGTGGTGGATGCAATGGGCACAGCGATGTTCATGTCCGCCGGGTTCGGTGTAGCCGCTGGGTCTTACAGTCAGGTTCGGGGTAATAAAACTCTTTCCAACCTGAATAGCGAGGATGAAGGTGTACGCCTTAAGACTATCAAGGATGTATCCTCTACGATAAAAGGTATTACTAAGGATAAAGACATAGCTTCGGAGTGGCAAAAGAGAGCCACAGAGTTAGTTAAGCGTGGTGAACAAATTCCTATCGACGTGAAGTTCTCGTCATTCATAGCGGACCAGGAGAACACGCAGACTGACGAAGAGAAGAAACTCGAAGAGTTCACTGCGGAGTACGACGACAAGACCATCAAGACCGTAGGGGCGTACAACCCGGTTATACAGCAGGCACCCACTCTGTCCACTGTGATAGAGCAGAACCAGGCTTTGCTCGGTGCTACCCCTAGCATAAGCACTTCGTCTCTAGAGACACAGCAGTTCGTACCCGGAGCACTGGAGGGATACGTCTCCGGTATCACACCATCTTCAACAGGGAGTATACCATCTTATGAACTGGCAACAGAACAATTGGAAGCAAAGAAACAACCTGCTGTTACTCCTCTCACTACTGGTACTAGTGGCGTTGGTGTCTCGACTCAGTCCCTAGTACCCTCTCAGCCCACCAAGGAACCATCTTGGAGTGTGGCTACTAAAGTAGTCGAGAAGGCCCCTAGCGAGTCCTCTGGCGCACAATCAGAACAAACGAGTACCCCAGTAACCCCTCAGGTGGAAACAGCACCTACACCTCTCCCAGCCCCTTTAACAAGCACTCCTGCTGAAACACCCACTACTCCTCCTGTTCTACCGGAGGAGAGGGGGGTCGGTGTGTCGGGCGTACAGGCAGAGGAGTACGACAAGCTCAAAGCGGAATCACCTTTCAACAAGGCGTTAGTAGAAGGGAACACCACTGAGTTGTTCAGCATAGTCGATAACACGTACAAGCAGCAAGAGGCGGAGCACAAGGCTGACATGAAGCTTCCTCCTGAGCAGAGGAAAGGTATCCCCGCGCCTACTACAAGGCAGATCATCTATAACTCCCTGGTGGACAGAGCCGCGAAGGATGGTAGAATGCTGGGTGTGAATGAGAATCTTACCTATACCGGGGAGGAGTTACGAGGAGAAGTCTTTGGAGAGAAGGCTGAAAAGGTTGTTAGCAAAGGAGGACTTGAGTGGGCTAGTACAGAGGGTTTGCATGTCGCGGATACTCCTGATGGACAAGTCCATGTGGTTAGCGAGGGGAAGAGTCGTCATGTGGTGTACTTGGATGGTAAACCCACAGGTAAGGTATACTCGTCCGCTGAGAAAGCTATGTCGTCCGTAGGGGCAGACTTCGATATCACGGAGTCAGCCTATGAGGTTAAAGGCTCTGGTCGCAACTATGGCGTGTATGAAAAATCCACTGGGAAGAAGATCAACTCAGTGCTCAACCGTAAAGGTCAGCCCAAGCCCGTAGCATTACACTCTAAAGGTAAAGCAATACAGTTCATCAAAGCGTACGAAAAGGACAAGGAACTCAATGTCAAAGATACTATCGCTGCTATTAACAGTGTTAAGAGGGAGAAGGTTAAGAGAACTGCTCCTGCGCAAGCTGACACTATGGCTACTCCCGAAGTTGTGGGAGTATCTTCCGCCACTACCGAACCAAGCGAGGTACCCGAGGAACGAAGTGACGAAGTTGGAGAGAAAGCGGAGGCAGCCTCGGAGGTCCGTACCGTCCAGGCTACGGAGACAGAAAAGAATCTTCTTACACACAAGAAGCAGTATAAGGACGTAGCCGAGCAGGCTAAGCAGCAGGACGTTCCGTTCCCGTATACCACCTTTGAGAAGTTTGCGGAGGACTTTCCTTTCGGCTCAGAGAAGTTAAAGGCTATCCTTCCGACATTCCAGAGAACCAAAAAGGGTCTCACCCGTGTGCTAAAGACTCAAGAAGAGATACGGGCTGCCTTCAGTGGCATAGCGGCTACAAGGAAACCTGGTAGTGTAAGCAAAGTTGTGGAGATGGATAAGGCTCTGGGGGGAAAGGGCACTGTTACCACTGCGGATAGAGTGGCGTCAAACAAGTCTCCGACTGATAGGGTAGACGAAGTTATTAAGTCAGTGAGGAAGAAGACCACTATCCTCAGACAGACCACTACCGAGAAGGCAAAGGAGTTCTTGCAGTACAGGAAAGCCAGAAAGGAGGTTAACTCTATTCCTCCTACCAGGATGGCTATTAATGGTCTTTTCGAAAAGGTTGACTCCAACGTGGTAGCCATGGGGGAAGTCAAAGAGCGAGTAGTTAGGATCACAGAGATTATCGCTAAGATACTCGATCTACAAGACACAAAGTTCTACCTATTCAATATCGACGAGGTAGAAGCGAAGAGTAGGGACAACAAGTTGAAGGAGTTCGGAGGAGAGATCTTTGCGTCTCCGTCTCTGCCAGCCTTAGAGAAGGGGTTCGTACGTGATGTTATCCTAGAGAACATGCAGGATGGAGAGTTTATTGGTGTTGACGGTCTAGTGAACTTCACGGAGAGTGGATTGCAGGACTCCATTGTGATATCCTATAGGCCCAACGACTCTCTTTTCAAAACCGTTAACACGTTAGCGCATGAGTTGGGACACATCGTACAACTGAAGATCCTTCAGAGACTTCTTACAAACAAACCATATTCCAAAGAGACTGCTATTCGAGATGCTTTACTGAGGGATTATGCTGAGTGGTTCGTTAAGTCTTACGCCGATAAGGGCACCACTGGTGCTGCAGCCTGGAGTCTCAAAGGCTCCTCCTTCGCGGAGGAACTTATAGAGATGACCAAAGAGGGTGCCGGTGGTTTGTATGCCTTAGAGGATTACTTCGATCCAGAAAACAACAGTGGTATTCCCGATGAGGAGTACTATAGGCGTAGAGACCAGGCGATATATTTCTCGTCGTTCAGTGAATGGTTCGCTGATAATGTTGCAAAGTATGTCACCACGGAGAAGGCGGCTACTACAGAGTTGGGGAAAGTATTCGAAGGCATAGCGGATATCTTCAGAGAATTCCTTGAGAAACTACATGTGATGTTCCCTGAGATGAAGTTGTGGCATAAGGATAAGCCAGCAGAATCAATCAGGATGTTCCTTAAGGACATACTTTCCTACGATCTTGTTGAATCCTACGCGGAAGACTCGATGGAGGCAGGAGAGTTTGAGATCGAGGGGCAGTCCTTCGTTGAAGTCATGATGCTAGATGACTATTTCATGGCGAGTATTGAGCCGGAGTTGGATGATAGGAAAGCCTTTGAGTCCTACCTCAAGTCTCTACAGACAGAAGAGGAACAGACCGAACCTGTAAGTAAAAAGGTAGAGGGACTGTCGAACGATCTGGTTTCCCAGGCAATATCTGTCATGGTAGACAAGCAAAGCAGGAAGATGGGTCTCCCTGCCTCGAAGACACAGGAGTTCATCTCTGCGCAAGAGGAAGTGAAGAGGTGGCATGACATTGTGGAGTCTGCTAGGAAGTACTATGACACAGGAAGACCGTGGCCCAGGAACGGTAAGATTCCTACTCATAAGGAATGGCTGAAGTGGACTTACGAGTTGGATGCTGCGAAGCGAAGACTCGCTAGGATAGCATCGTCGTTAGGTGTGGAGACAGAGAGTATCCCCCTGCTTAAAGGTTTGGACGGATGGTTCGATCTATCAGCTTTTACTGGCAGAGCTAACAAGATAATGTCTCTATCCTCTGCATCACCAATAGCCTATCACGGTACACCTCACGAGTTAAGGCTTACCGATGAACAGCTTTCAGGGCAGAAATTAAATTGGTTGGGGCCTGGTTTTAACCTCTCTACGAGCAAGGAAGATGCGCATTATAACTACGGAGGGAATGCTACTGGTAGACTCTACTCTTACATAGTGAAGATGAAGAGACCCTTCTACGCCAATGATCCTGATGCGGAAGTGGAGTTAACAGAGGACGAGTCGAACAGATTCATCGAGGCGATCCCTTTTCTCAAACAGGGATACTCGGAGGAGTATGCCGAACGCTTCGACTCTCTCCAAGAGGAACTACAACTTGAAGCCTCTACGGCAGGACTTAATACCACTGACATATGGGATATGTTCCAGGAGTTCTTCGGTGACAATAAGATTGTGGATACTGATGGGGATCTGGTCTCCGCTGGATACGTATTGAACGGCCTCTTGAGGGGACTTGGTTATGATGGCATAGTGTTCAACGCTTCGCTGAGTGAGGAGTTCACTGGTGGGACTACTGGTAACGTCACTGGTATGACGGGTATCAAAGAGGACACCACGCATTACCTGGTGTTCGATAAAGATTCTTCTCTGAAAGAGATCAGCCCCTTGTTAGCTAGGAGTAAGGCTGCTAGTAGAAAATCTGGAGTTTCCTCTTTAGGAAAACCTACTCGAAAATCTAAAAAGAAACGAGAGACACCCACTGCGACGGCACTGTCTAAAGTAAACGACTTCGAAGGGCAGTTTATGTCCTACGATATGACTCCCTCTTCTTCTTTCGAGGGGAAACCTAGTGTCTCCAGAGACAACTTTGTTTTCGCTTCCGCGAAAGAGTATAGGGAGAAGAGGAAAGCGAGACGAGAGGCTATGCGTAAAGAGTTTGAAGAGACTCCTGAGCAGATCAGGGAAAAGCTCGGAAGGGAATACTCTCGGAAGGCTATCACCAAGAGGCAGACAAAGAGTCTGTTACAGAGCATAGAGCAGAACATCTCTGACGCGCTCGGGTCAGCGTACGATAGACTACAAAGTATCTCCCCAGAGATGGCGAGAATAGTTAACAAGTACTTGCAGTATGCGAACCAGAAGAATGCTGAACACAAGAAGAGAATGGCTCCTTTCGTTCAACTCTTAGGGAAGATGCCTCGTTTGGAGATGCTTGAGCTTGGGGTGTACCTTAGCAACGGACAGACTAAAGACTTAGTCGAAATAGAGAGAATCTTTAAGAAGTATCCTGGCTTAGAGACTGCTTACAAGGCTGTCGAAAAGGTTCTCGCTGAGATAAGGGTCTCCGCTGAGGAAGCTGGTTTGGTGTTAGACAAAGAGGTCAAACACTACTTCCCTCGTCGGGTATCAGACGTGAAGGGTCTTAGAGAATACTTGGAAGGAAACTCGGAGTATGCCTCTGCGGTGAAAGATGAACTAGACGAGATGGAGAGAAAGCTCGGTAGGACTATGATGGACGATGAGAAGCAGGAAGTCCTCAAGCAACTCCTCTCGAATGGTCGCTACTATGGTCACTTGTCTAAACCCGGTGCTCTAAAGAAAAGAGCTGTACCCCGAGTTACCGCTGAGATGTCTATCTTCTACGATAACCCCATTGAAGCCTTACTGGGCCACGTCCTCGATATGAATGAAGCTATAGGACAAAGGCGACTGATAGGGTTCGCAGATCGGAAGGATAAGCTACGTCGTCTCCATGCGGTAGAGGAGAAGATGCAGAGTATGTCTCCAGAGGGAGAGAAGTTTGATTCCCTGGCTATGGAACGAGAAGGCATCCTCAAGTACTTAACGTCTCTGGAGACAGATGGAGAGTTACAAAACTCCCTCCAAGCGTTCTTGCAGCGCGAGGTGGATAAAGGTACCATCTCTGGTAAAGACCTTGATGAAGTCTTCGACATTGTGCGCTCCCGCCTGTTACAGAAGGGTATGCACGGTCTAACCTCTACGTTTCGTAACGTCACACTGTTGACTACACTGACAGACTTTAGTTCTGTGCTAACACAGACCACAGAGATATTCTCCTCGTTGCTCACCAACGGGTACATCAAAGCGATAGGTGGGACGGTAAAGACAGTAGTGGGTGGCAGTGAAATAGATATCTCGAAGATGGACCTCCAGCCTAACATCTCTGAGTACCAGGGTTTAGGCACTACCGCTGCAGTGAGTAAGGTACTCAGAGCGACTGGCTTTACCTTTGCGGATATATTCACGAAGAGGGCCAGGATGCAGGCCACACTAGATAGGCTAAGGGGCTATGCTCAGAGGTCCAACACAAAGAGGTTCGATGAGTTCTGGAAGCCCTACTTCGGAGAGGACTTTGAGCAGTTCAAGACTGATCTTAAGACTGGAAAGATGTCTGACCTAGTCATGGAGATGCTATGGGCTGACCTACTTAACTGGCAACCTATAGATGTCATAGCCTCCCCCAAGAGATACATGACGGCCGGTAACTGGCGTATCTTAGGCTTACTAAAGATGTTCAACCTTCGTCTCCTCAATGCTCTCTATAGGGAATCCATTGGGAAAATGAGGAAAGGCGGAGTCGCGAACGCAGTAAAGGGAGCTGGTGTGCTATTCCACGCTGTCTTGTTGTGGACTATGCTGGGGGCAGGAAAGGACGAGTTGGAGAATATGATCTTAGGCAAGAGGGAAGCCATAACAGATAACATGCTCAACAACCTGTTGAGCTTAGTGTTCCTGTCGAAATATGATATCGAGAAGCTCAAAGAGGATGATCCTGCCACAGTGATACTACGGAAACTAATCCCACCGACAAAGATAGTGAAGGTGCTATTCAATGACACACGGGCTCTCCTCGAAGGGAAACCAGTTGGAGAGTCACTGGCGTTGATACCTGGAGTGGGGAAGTATCTCTACGCGCAGACAGAGAAAGGGAAGTCGAAGCAAGCTAAGAAGAACAAAGAGTATTTCACTAAGGAGATAAAGCGTCTCATGTTCAACCCATCCAAGCTGAGGGAACTCCAAGCTGAGGTGATGGCTCATAACCGTGAGATGGCCTTGGCGGGAAGGAAGAAAGAGAAGCTGGAGTGGGCTCCCACCCTGGCGAGACTCAGGATGGAGTACAGGAAAGAACAGTTGGGTATCTCTAAGGAGAACTAAGAGGTTATCTCTAAGACCTAGAGGATAATCTAACTGACCTTTATAACTGACCTATCGTAAAGACTTATAACCTCTAAGAGGAATAACCTAATAGGTAGTATACTATATAAGATATCTTATAGTATATACTAAGGAGAGAAAAAGATGCAACCAACTAATATGATCTTAACTCCCCATACTTCGGGGGACACTTGGGAGGGAAAAGTCTTTGGGCCTATTCTTCTCGGCGGTGTACAACCCACGTATACACTGGAGAGTTGTAGAATGTATTTTAGACATACTATCAATGGTCGTGTATACTGGCGACTCAACTCAGATAGCAGTGTCTCCAGAGACGGAACCATTACTATCACCGACTCCACGACTTGGCTCGTGACAATCCCTGAGCAGGTACTGGACCTAGAAACAGGGACGTATTTCTGGGACTTTGAGACCGTTGACGCTAATGGTGCGATAAGAACACTATACAAGGGAACCTTGTTCATTACTCCGGAAGTGTCGAATGATGACTTTCTTAACAGAGCGTAACTAGGCACACATGGTGCTCCATGCTTCAGATGCATGTACAAACGGACGGGTGGGGCTCCACCTCTATGACTTCTAAGTAACTTTTTACACACAGGAGATAAATTAAAATGGCTGGTACGACTACATGCTCTATTCATGAAGGGCACAATATTCATCGGTACGATGTAACCTATGTGGCTGATGCCGCTGCGGCTACGATCCCCTCTCTCACTATAGACATATCTGATGGCTTGTTGCTGCACTGGGAGCATAACCCTGGCACTACCGTTGCGACGAGTCTGTTCGACGTCACCTTGACGCAGCGCACAGGGGTTGACGCCCTGTGTGGCGGAGGGGCTAACATTGTTACCACAGCGGGAGCCAACGCGTATGGGGGGCCTTTACCAGGAGGGGTAAGTATCACCCCTGTGCCTGTCAAGAACGAGTTGATCTTTGCGGCGTCAGGCAACGCAGTTAACTCTGCCACAGGGGTATTCTCCTTCTACATCATGGCGTTCTAACATGAACAAAAAGAAAAGAAGCATGATGAAGTTCATGCTATCTAGTTGCTGGAGTGACGGAGCTTATCTCTTCAGCGGGGACTTTACTACCTCCTTGGCCTACAAGGGAAAGGGTGTAGCCACCTTCACCCGCGCCAGTGCCAAGGTATTCACAGATCACGAAGGAAACTTGATCCGCACCCCCACCAGCAACGAGGCTACTTTCACCGGGGCAAGGAGAGTTAGGAATCTGTTAGCTGATAATACCAGTGAGGACTTCTCGGTTGCGAGTTGGACGAAGGTGGGGACGGCTACGGTTACGGGGACAAATGTTATTAATTTCCCTACGGTTAATGATTTAGTATCGACGGCAAGTACAACATACTTTGGAGCGAATCAAACTGCTGTCTGGTCTGTGGTTTTGTCCGGAAGTGGCTCTATCTCTTTACAAATATATCATGCGAACGGTGGTGGAACAACAGTAAAACAGGTTTCTCTCACTTCAACGCCGACTCGCTACGCTCTATCAAAAACCTATGCGTCAACTGTGCCCACTTCTGGGACATACGTTTACATTGTTCGCATTGCAGGCGACACCGCCACCCAAGTCACCGCCACTAACGCCCAATTGGAGGAGGTGACAGCTCAGACCATCCAGACCCCAGGCGAATACGTCAGTACCCATACCGCCTATGACGGGCAGACCGTCAAGGGTGTGAGGTATTTCGACTACGCCAACGGGAACACGGTAGATGCCAACGGAGTAGTCACCGAGGTGCAAGGAGCCGCCCTGACCACCCTCAAGGGCTTCGCATACGATCCGGCTACCACGAACAAGCATACCGGATACAACATGCTGGGGCCTGACCTCGTTTCCTCCACGGAACTAATAACGGTAGAGGCCGATAGAACATTTGCAAGCGATACTGGGTGGTGGACGAAAGGTGCAGGATGGTCTATTGGTGGCGGTGTTGCAACGTGGACACACGGTAGTGGGTCCGCCGCATTATCAAGGGCTGGTCTTGTATCCCCAGGTAGGCGTTACAGAATAAATTATGATGTAATATCCAATACAACCACCGCAAGTGCTTTAATTCTTTTAGCGGTTGGCTCTCCGGTTATATCTTCTACTGTTGGTACAGGTAAAACAGCGGATTTCACGCCGAACGATACATTCTTCTTCCTTTATATGTCTGGAGGGTCTGGTGGTGCAATCTCATTTGATAATGTTTCGATCAAAGAAATACAGGGTGCAAATAGTTCTGGCACAGGAGTCTCTGGTTTAGGAGTTGGAGCAAGAGCATTCTATGCAAGCTCCTGGCAACAAGGAATCACCGGCCTCACTGCAGGCGGGGCAACAGACGGCTACGCAGAGGTAGTCAGCGATACCGCAAAGGTAACAAGCGGAAAGCTCCTGCGCCTCATCCCTTCCGGCAAGGTTATCAAGCTCGTTGCCGGGGCAGCAGGTGCCAACACCTTTGACTTCTCCGGCGTTCTTAGTGCAGCAACGCACACAGTCTCCGCGTATATCCGTGGGAACGCAGTAACGGATACCGTGCAGCTCGGAGGCTCTGTTACCGGTGTTGAGGTAACGCCGCAAGCGTTGACCACTGAGTACCAAGTTATCTCAGCGAAATTCACCGCCCAAGCCACCGATGTGATGCGGATCCAAGTCCCGGCTGGGCAGACGGTCTATGTATGTCTGCAGCAGGCCGAGGCTTTAGAGGTTCCAACCCTTCCGGTACTGGTCGAGGGCGCCACTGCCTCAAGGTCGAGAGATGCCCTGACCTGGCCGGTAGCCGATGGGGTGAACTTCCGGCAGCGCGAGGGGACGTTGAGTGCAGATGTGACGTGGGGGTTTGCGAGCACTGTTGTGGCTGGATTGAATTTAATCAGTATTAATGGCTCAAGTGGGCTTTTGTTATACACTGGAGTATTGGGTGGTAATTATAGGTTAATTTCTTTGGACTCTACGAATACTCCTATTAGGGTTATCAGTCCCTTCACACAGGGCGACACTCAATTATCAAAAGTTTCTTGGTCAACAGCTAAAAACGCATTGAATGTGTACGGTGCAGGTGGGTGGGCAACAAAAACAGCATACGACGGTTCGTATCCTATGGGGACTGTTTTTGCAGTGGGGACATCCAGTGCATACCCCCTCTCAATCAGCAACATCCGTGTGCTGGGAACCGCTGATCCGGCAGGAGTGCAGTAATGAAAGCAGAAAAGAAAGAGAAACCAGCCGGCAAGAAGCTGAAGAAAAACGTCTGGAGGGATGTCAAGAAGCTGCTGAAGCGTGAGGACTTGCCGGAGCCTGCGACTGATATCGAGGCTGCAGCGCTGGTAAAGGAGGTGCTGAAATGAAGTGCGTGCTCATATCGGTCTCAGAGTTAACGCTGATTACGGATCCACTGTTCCAGGCTGAAAACGAGGCTGTGGTTTACGAGCTGGGCTTGCTCAACGCAGAGTGGCACTCGGAGTCTGGCGTCACTCCTGGGACAATCGCTGCGTCTGGCCGGAAGCTGATCCCAGCCACCATCGAGCTTGAATCCTCTGACCCGGTGACGCTGCTCCGGGCTTTATTCTTAATCTACAACCTCGATTGGCAACTGCTGGCCTGCCAGGAGTACGACGGAAGTGTGGTTTACCTGCCAGCACAGCCTGAGGTGTATCAGTTTCTGCCAGCGCGGTATTTGCAGATTGGTGAAGGTCAAATGGAGCAGCTAACTCCGGATTCCTCATGGATTCCGCGTAGGGACGGGCAAGCGCCGTGGATATGAAAGACAAGTGGCTCCAGGCGTTCGCGTCATGCTTCGTTGCCGCTGCGCTGTGCTTGAGCCTGTTATTTTCCGGGGGCTGCGCCCTACGCCTGCACCCTCTCCTGAATGAGCTGAACGGCGGCAAGCCACTCACAGATGAGCAAGTTGATATCAGAATTGAGCGGACGAACTACTTTGCAGTACAAGCAACTTGCATAGGGCAAGACCCGGCGGCAGTTATCGGGATAGGAACGATATTCGCTTGTGCTAAAATGAGATGCGCGGAGAACAAATTCTGGCAGACTGACAGGATATGTACCTGCCAGATAACCCTAATTGAAGGAGTAGAGTGGCCGCTAGAACACGAGAAGAAGCATTGCTACGGGTATGAAGATGTACTCTGGTAGGAAACACAGGAGAGTGTAATGGTAGTACAACTTGTTGGCTGGAGTATAATCTTAGTTTTGTTACTAGTAATTCTATACTCGCAAACTAGAGGTGGTAAATGAAAAACAAGGTATCACTTCCGGGGCTAAAGACTCATATCGCAGGTATCGGATTTATCATCCTAGGCTCCTATCTTGTGTATCTAGGTGATACAGTAGAGGGCGCTAAGTACGTAACCTGGGGTCTAACCATCATAGGCGGTAGAGCTGCTGTACAGAAGATCATAGATGAACTTAAAGTTAGGAGGTAGGCAATCATGAAGAGTTTCTTAGCGGGTGTACTACTGATTGTATTAGTGACTGGATGCGCTGCAGACCACTCCGTGTCAGTGTACAAGCTCGGAGCAGAGGGAGGATGGGGCGTCATAGGGGATGTCGTTGCGGCAGGATGTATCGTCAAAGTCGAGGGAGAGTCTCCCGGAGGCTTATACGTGAAGTACAATGATGAGGTATGCTTTGTAGAGTATGGTACACCTTACGGTGTAAACAAACAGGATGAGGGGCTGGCAGAGTAATGTCTATCATAAGAATTGATACCGACAAGTTCGACTACGTGAAGTTTCTTGGGTTGATGAAGGATGCTATCGTGAAGTGTGGTGGGAGTGTTACAGAAAAGGACACACCTCCTGACCCCCCTAAACCACCTACTCCTCCACCCGATAACGATAAAATCAAAGTGGTAGAATGGAGGGAGATGATTCACCACTATAACCCCCGATCCCTTATTGACAGTGGGTATCCAAGGGGTAAAGGTGTCTCCCTCATTACTTGTGTGGGGGATAGCTGGAAGTCCTGTACGTTTGAGGGGCAGGAGTTCCGGTGCCAGAATAGGAACGATGAGGGGAGAGAGTGGTGGACTAATATTGACTTCAGAGGACAGAAGCCAGTGGATATGCATGGCTGGGTTATCGTAGAGAGGATGAACGGGCAGAAGGTAAAGTTCAACATCCCGGACTTAGGCCATAGTTATACTGACTACAAAGGTAAGTGCTTCGGGAAGAAGTGAGCAACGGTTATGTACCATAGCACAGTAAAGTACAAGAAAGGGTATGATTATATTCTCGTTGAGAGCAGGGTATATAAGACCTCTGTACAACCTGACTACACCGTACATACCTCTTATGTGTCCCTGTTCCCGAATGGCGATCTTCATATCAAAGAGGGGTACGCTTGGGATGGAGCTTCGGGTGCCTTCGATACAGACACTAACATGCGAGCTTCCTTAATCCATGACGCGCTGGTCCAACTGGTACAGGAAGGCAAACTCGGAAGGGAGTACAAGGCCGATATTGACCACGAGTATTACTCTACGTGTAGGAGGGATGGAATGGCCCTTTTAAGAGCACTCTCCCACTTGCTGGCTATCCAGGTGCACGACTGGACTAAAACCCAACAGAAGACCTATGAGGCCCCTTCTCGACCACCACAAGGAAAAGACAATGATGAAGCTCAGTGACGAGGACAAAGAGGATATCGCAGGGAAGGTAGTAGAACTCTTCAAGTCAACCATGCCGGAGAGACGAGCTACCTGTAACTTCTGTGAGAACAGGGTATCGGTGGAGAGACATGAAGCACATCACGAGTTTCTCGATAAACTTATCTTAGTGTTAGACAGGATGGATAATATTAAGTGGGGAGTACTAAAGAATCTTGCTACAGTTATAACCCTGGGATTAGTAGGATTGATAGGAACGTTGTTGTGGAGATACTTCCTGACAGGAGGAGTAGTGAAATGATGTCACCTTTGTTAGAAAGACAAATGATGTTTGCACAGATGTTACCCTACCTACTTCTAAAAGTCGAAGAACTGGGGTACAAGTATACCCTGGGGGATGCTTACAGGGACCCTCGTTGTCCGTACGGCTCAGAGAGGTCCTTGCATAGGAGCAGACTGGCGATAGACCTTAACCTCTTCAAGCTCGGACCTAACGGTGAGGTGACTTACATACAAGATGATGAGGGACACAAGGAGTTAGGGGCTTGGTGGGAGTCTGTAGGTGGGACATGGGGTGGAAAAGGAAATGACTTTAACCATTATTCTTTAGGAGATGCCGGGCAGTGGTAAAAGTGTGTATCTCTTGCAAAAGAGAACTTCCCAGAACTATCGAGTACTTTTATTATCGTAATAAATCAAAGGGATACTTCTCATCTTGGTGTAAAAACTGTTCTTATGAGCATGATAAAAAGAATGCTACCAGAATACTTGAGAGCCAAAGAAAAAGGAGAAGTTTAAAAAAGAATCATTGTAAAGAATGCGGGGCTGATATAGGCTATAAAAGAAGACTTTGTAACACTTGTCTTAAAGCCAAGAAAAAGGCACAGAGGAAATATAACAAAACCATACAAGATAAAAGAATTAAACAAGCTCTTCCCAAGTGGGCTAATAAAAAAGCCATAAAAAAGTTCTACAAGAATAGGCCAGATGGATATGAAGTAGATCATATTGTACCCTTAAGAGGTGTAAATGTATCTGGTCTCCATTGCATAGAGAACTTACAGTATCTTCTATGTGCAGATAACAGAAAGAAATCAAACAAGTTCAACGACCCTAATCACTACTCCCTGGAGTTTGATTCAGACGGGGACGGGAGGCTGAACAAGTAAGAGAGAGCACCTGGGTACATAAGCATTCTTGCAATGCTATCTCATCAGACAGATCAATCACTTTCTCCCAGGTGTCTCTAAAGAACAAACTAGCAGCCCTTACCTTTACCGCCTTTACCTTTCTTTGCCATCAAGTACCACCTCCTCTGCTACTCTTCGTTCTTCAACAACCACTTATTACTTATTGCTTTGAAGCTATGCTGTGATTTATCTGCACGTCGAATCACTACGCCCTCCGCTTCGGTCTTCTTGTTCAGAGAGGATTTCATCTCTGCTATTTTTAAGAACCATTCTCTTAGAATTATCTTGTCTGCCTCGTGTGTAACCATATAGTGTACAATAGGGACAAATTTTAATCCTAGTTCAGCTGCGATATTACTTGCTGCCTCACTGGTAAGATAGCTCCTTGTGTCCAAGTCAAACACACTGAACACAAAATACTCTCTGTCCACCAGAGAGTACTTGTTACCCTGTATGCCAGGCCCTACGATCTCCCCCTGGATAACCAGGGACCGACCAGTACGCTTACAGTATTCTTCTAGCTTAGACTGGATGCTATACTTCTCAGCAACATACCACCAGTTAGACTGGTCTTTGCACTTCAACCATACGTTCCTGGAGCATACACCGAATAGACCCCTCTTGAAGAGGCCATTCCTGAAATCCCTCTTGTAGAAATATGATGCGGACTGCCCATCAAGTTTCTCCGTGATAACCAGTTCGTGCCCCATGAAAGGCTTGAAGTCCACCACGTTCTGTACCCTTTCCTCGTCCGTCTTAGGGAACCACTCCGGCCAGGAGCCTGATGCTCTGGGCCAGAGCTTAGCATGTACTCTTCTGCCGATACTCCACCTAAGAAGCCACTTGCAAGGAGGAGGCTTTTTAGTGTATGTACATACAGAGTCCTTAGCGCCAGGAACTTCATAAAGTTTAACACCAAGCTCCTCTGTGACATCCTCTCCTTCGTGGTAAATACTTTTGCTGGGAAGTATCGGAAAGAGTGGAAGGGCTAATCCCTGCGACAACTGCTTCATAAGCTTAATGGTCTTGACTCTAAACTTCCTCTCCCTCATGAACTCTGACCACTCTTTATCAGCCGGTAGCACACTATCTATCTCGAAGTAGATACACAGATCACCCACCTGAAATTCTCCTTTACGAACAACGCACTGCCACCCATCTATCTTAGCTAACTCTATCTTATCAGCCCCTGGGATAGGTTCGATAGCGCAGATGGTACGTATCGTTACAAGCTTCCTACTCATGTCTCATCTCCTTCGGGAAGGGCATATCAGCTATCTCCTTGGAATCACTCCACTCGAACCTCTTCCACGCAGTCTCACAGTACGGGCATAGCCACCACGATACGCCGTCGTAACCCGATGTTTCCACGCCGATGCACCTGCCGAACCTCTTCGGCGTCTCCTTAGTCCAGCCGAACATACTCGCTTTGTCAAGAGCTTCAACCTCCGAGAATCCTATCTTAAGGAAATGCTCATAGATGTCATCTGCCTCCAGGTCCTTGCCACACGCAGGGCAAACCTTGCTGCCATGTACTTCGTTAAGGTACTTCATTGCACTAACCCCCTCTTGATCTTCTCTTTCATATATCTAACCTCCTCGGTAGCATGATAAGCTTTAGTCTGCGCTAACCTAGCTTGCTCATGTGCAGTGAGCATCCTCTCGAATTCCTCTTGTTGCCTAATCGCTATGCTCCGAGGAGTAACTCCCCCGTAAACAGACTTATCTTTGAGGGGATTACTCTCCACCACCACGAGAGGTTTCTGCTGGCACTCCAGCATGGTTGTCAGTGTGCCGAGTATTGCCTGAAGGAGTTCACCTTGCGCTTTGAGCTGTGTCTCCAGAGACAAGAGTTTCTCATCTACAGATAATCTTGATACATTTTTACCTAGATGTACTGTACTAGCGTTTTCTCCTTTGTAGCCACCAATACCAGACCCGTAAGCGAATTCTATTTTACTCATATAGCTACTCTGCCTCTCTGAGAATCTCTTTTATAAGAGCAGGGTTGTCCTTGATGAAGGCGTGGAGCAGACAGAGATGAATGAAATTCTTTTCCACACGTCTCACATACAGAATTAATATCTGCTTGAACCTTATCTGAATAATAACTTCTAGCACACTTTTTAGAACAAAAATGTTTACCACTCTTACTCCTATCTAATTGTGCTGAGCTTTTATAAATTATTGATCCACAATTTTCACAAGGGACTTCTTCTCCTGTTCTAAACTTCTTCATAGCACAACTCTTGCAGGAGTTTGATTTACCTTTTAATACGTAGTCAACTCGTTGAGTTGTTTCATATCCGCAGTTACATCGAACAGTCCAAAACTCACTGCTCTTATCGAAGTGTGAGTGTTTAACTACAGTCCACTCTCCAAACTTCTTCCCAATGTATTCCCCCATATTATATAAACGCTTAGACACCGCACGTACCCCCTTTCCCAGTGATTTCACATACATCATGTTCTGTGTACACTATTCCTTCTTTCTCTATAGCTTCTTTGTACGGCACTGAAGTTAGGGGTTGACCACCACGAGAGCCATCTGGGTAGCAAGTAAACCCTCTTAATCGAGGAGCATACATAGCGAGAAGCTTAGCAAATCCTTCCACTGTACCCTCGTTGTTAAACTCTGTACCCCATCCAGGCAAGTTAATAGTCGAGGAAATAGAGTGGTCTACGTACTCCTGAACGTCAGCTTGAAAAGATATCCTCCTCTCGGGGTCTTTAGCAAGATCAACCGCTGTCTCTATACTATCGGGGTCAATCCCGTACTCCTTGATGAGATAGTCGGCAGTTTTATCCACTACGAATTGATACTTCCAACTACTACCATCAAGTACGTACCTTCGCTTGTATGCTACTGCGTAAAGGGGCTCAACGCCAGTCGAAGTAGATGCGAGAATGCCTATGGTTCCCGTTGGGGCTATAGCCCTGTACCCTTTTGGCCTATTTAAATATAACCTATCGCAATGCTCGTTAGCCCCAAGCTCGCTGTATTCCTGGTACACCTCCAACCACTCTCGAAGCTCATCATTCATTTCATACTTATATCCCCTCTTCATGAGCCACTCATGAATACCCATAAGTCCAAGCCCTATACGTCTATTTTTTTCTCTTACCTCCAATACTTTGTTATATGGTAAGTCAGCACGGAGTGTTCCACAAATAAGGAACTTTGCCGCTACCCTTACTAAATCCTTAAACTCTTCTATGGAATCTATGGCTCCCATATTAATTGAACCAAGATTGCATACATCGCTGTCATCCTCACTAGTGACTTCTGTACAAGCATTCCTCAGAGTTTCATTTTGCTTAGAGCCGAAATTGAAAGAAAAACCAGGTTCTCCATTCTTGAGTGCATTACGTACATTCCTAAGATATACATCTGGCAGAGTACCTGTCTTACAAGCCTCAACAAAAGCATCATCATAGTTCACAGAGATGTTAGTCATATCGAGAGGGGCCTTGTAGTTAAAGTCCAGTCTCTTAACGTCTGCCACTGTGAGACCATTCCCACCGGGGATAAGCATAGACTCCCAATCTTTAGAATAAAGGAACTCCTCAATATCAGGGTGCTGCCAGTTCATGGAAGCATACATAGCTGACCTTCTAGTGCCACCCTGCATGACATTTCTTCCTATCTCATTCACCATGTATATTAACGATAGGGGTCCTGAAGCAGTACCACCTGTTTTACCAACTGACCTACCCTTTGGTCTAAGTCGGGAGTAATCCACCCCGATACCGCCACCCACCATTAGACAGGAAGTTGCCCTCTGAGCTACCGCACCCCACTCCTCTCTTGTATCCTCCTCTGCTCTGAGGAGAAAGCAGTTGTTGAAGAAGTGTGCTCTCCTCCCAGCATAGTATATATATCTACCACCGGGTAAGAACTTCATTGAAGTGATAGCATCAACAAGATAGTCACACTCCGGTACAGAGAGAGTACGCCTACGTCTGCCTGACATAGTTCCACATACGTCATCTACAATAGTTCTGGATCGTTCAGGCCAGGTGTCCGATTGTGTGAGCGCATACTTCTGATAGAATATTTCCTTTGCGATAGGTGTCTTGAATTTATACTCTGTCATTCCGTCATATCCCTCTGAACCTCTTTGGTTAACTCCTTCTTGAACTTCACCACACATTCCGAACAGATGTATATTCCCGGTGCCTCTGGGGCCTCGATAAGAAAGCCACCCTTGCGTTCCACTGCAACCTTAGGGCGGAGGCAGAACGAACAAGTCACTCTTTGTCCTCCGTATTAACTATCTCGTCTCCGTCCCTGTAATACTTCCCAAGGAACTTACCTACAGAACCATACCCGCTACCTCCAGTAAGATAAATAGAGAACTCATCCCTGCTATTCTCCCTGTTGTAAGATGCTCGCACAGAAACACCACTGTCCCATCCATTTATATCAGCGTCCATACCTGATCCCTTCGTGCCAAGACGAGACGCTTCACCACGATTACCCTGCACCGTAGCCCTAAAGTGTGCCATCAGTTACCCCCTTTGACCTTCCAATAGAACTTTTCCATGTCGAACACATAGACTCTCCAGCCCATATCCAGCACTACATCGTAGAGATACTTCAAGTCTTGCACTGTGAATAAGCACTTGGTCGCTCCTGCTCTCTTAGACATACTAAAAGAAATACTCATAGACTGATAAGATTGATATCACAGAAAATGTTCCAATGAGCAGCACTAGTACAGCAGTTACTATGCACACTAACACCCTCGACCATACACTCATTACCTCCCACCAGCCTTATCATTTGCTCTCTTCTGCGCTATCGCATCTTCCTTCATAGTCTTGAACTCCGGTGAGTCACCTACAAGAGTCGCGTAGCCGTCCTTGGACCATCCTCCGCCCTTCAAGTGAAACGACGGGAGGGGTATCTGACGGTGTACCTTGCTGCCACACTCAGAGCATACCTGCTTGTCCCTATCCTCAACCTTGACTTGCAGCGAATAGATATACTCATCACACTTGTCACAGAAGTATTCATATGCTGGCATGATTCTTTTCCTGGTTAACAATCATTCGATCCAGATAAAAGCGAGCCTTCTTGAGGTCCTCCAAGTACGAACCCTTACGACCACACCTCAATAAGTATTTCAGTGTGTTGGCGTAGTGTGACGCCTGAGACAAAGGTATTCCGTTACTCACCACAGCGGCCTCTATCACGTCGATCACCTCTACGCCCTTTTCTGGAAGAAGCTGGTAATGAGGAGGCTCATTGATCTTATCCTCTTTGCATATCGTGCAGGTTCTATCACCTTCGCTCCACTCAGTTCGAGAGTAATCTACTCTCTTAGTACCATAGTGTGCATCAACTAACCTCTGCGTATCTCTTGTCACAGAGTTTTGTCCTGTAAACTCTACCGGATTAACTTGTCCTGGAGTATACCACTGCCTCTCCGAGGCAGCATCGTGGCTCGTGGTCTTCGCCACACAGTGCTGTCCACACATATCTCTCTATGCCTCCTTGCAGTTAAAGTATTCTATGGTATCAAACTCGAAGTAATACTCATTTATCCAATAAGACCTCCATATTCCAAAGAAATTTCTAATCTGAACTTCTACGTACATAGTAGGTTTATCCCCTAAGCAACCACTAATTTCTTTATACTTACCAGTTAAACGTACACCACAAGATGATAAATAATAATCTTCTCCATCAACAGAAAACTTTACTCTCGTTTGTTTCATAACACCATCCTCCCATTATCATATACAATAGCTTCTACTGGGCAGGCGTCTACGCAGTTGCCACACTCCATGCACACTGTTTCATCTACGATAGCATACACATTCATCACCATAGCCCCTACCGGGCACACATCCAGACACTTCTCGCAGCCCATACAATCATCTGTGACTTTGATACTCATTGAAACTTCACCTCCTCTACCTCTCTTAGGCCCTCTAACATATCCTCTGGCTCTAAGTACTCCATCCTGTCTGTCGTTGACGCTACGAGTAGAGCATCCACATGATTATACCCGAAGTCGTAGTCTGTCAGTAGGTGAATACCCATCGAAGAAATTATCAGTATGGCTTTACCCTCAGCATCCTTTGGGAGCCTGAAGATCTTAGCTCCAAACCTTAGTCGTTGTCCCATAGTATCAGAGGAACAGATCCTCTTTGAGCATCTCTTTGACTCGCTTGTAATGCCTCTCGACATACTCCATAAGCCCCTCCTCTAGGTCTTCCAGTTTGAGGCCGAGCTTCTCCTCCAGTTCCGCTAAGGAGTAGTTCTCGCAGAGTATACTGATAGCCTCTTTCACCGGATCGTAGCTCATGGTAGTACAGACCTCATAGGCATAAGATATGGTACACCTCTCACCAACAAGACGCACCCATGCACCGGTCTCGTAACGGAACCCTTGTTGTATGCATAAGGAGAACCCTTGTCCGAGATGAGGCAGCCAGCATCCACACCGTAGATCAGTTTGTTGGGACCCTTCGTAGCCTGTACACCAAAGCGGTTATGTGAATGGCCTAACACAGTGGTACAGCCCAACGACCTAGCAGCATTCAACGTCATCTCCGCAGTGGTGTGCCTGAAGTGTACCTTCTCCCTAGTGCTATCCACTGTGAGAGTTAAGTCTTTGTGCCACCTCCACCCCCGAGGTGAACCTATAAGCTGCTCATATGGAAGCAAGATTTCTTTAGGAATACCAGCCTGTGTACCCTTCTTGTAGAGACGATCATCATGATTAGACGCCATGATCTCCAGGTTGGGGAACCTCTTGGCTAGTTCCCTTATGCATTGTCTGGCAGCCTCGATCTCCTTGTTGGGTACGTCAGCGTTGGGTACCTTGGGGTACGAAGAGAAGCAGTACTGGTCGAGCAGGTCCCCCATGTGCACAACCCTGTCGATCTCGGGGTACAAGTCAAGCAACGCATCAAGGAACTCGAAGGTGTCAGGGTGATGATAGGGGAAGTGAGTATCCCCGAAGACTAGGATGTGGTCGTTATTATGCCTCTTCATTAGCACCTTCCCTGTCCTTAAACATAGCCTTAAGATATTTCCTCTCTCCCATGATTACCCCTATGAGTTCATCCTTTTTTTCCTCCGACGGAATAAAGGAGGCAACCCACCCGTACATCAGGGTGGTAGCCACAAGGATTTTCATAAGGCCATCATCCTCGCTATCGGTGTACTTGTCGGCCAACTCAGTTAACTCCACCAGCAGTCGCTCCATGTCCTTGATCTTCTCTTCGTCCTTCATTTATTCTCCTTCTGCTTAGTTATCTGTGTATCAACCCACTGCGCATCAAAGTCACCCTTAACGAACTCGTGGGGCATGTTGTCTAAGGAGTAGCAAAGAAACCCATACTTGATACACCATTCATAGTACGTCATTGCGCTTCCATCCTTACGCTTCGCTCCATACTTTTTATGTGGGTTAGGGAAGATGAACACTAGTCTGCATTTAGGGTTTGACGCCGCGATGGACCGGTACTTAAGAGCATCCCCGTCCCTGAAGAACCCCTTAGATTCCACTAGGAGCCAGGGTTTATCAGGCCAAGTGAAGTCCGGTTGGTACACCCGGTGAGTAACGTATTTGACCTTGTGCTCCTTGCTCTCGTAGGTCACACCGATAAGACGCTCGGCAACCCTCCCCTCCAGACGAGACTTGTATATCCCAGTCTTCCTAGCTTTTCTTTTTCTGGGTGGACTCCCAGTCGAGGTACTCCTTCGGAAAGATTTCATTGACCTCCATGTAGTCTTCTACTTCTTCCTCAATTTGTCTCCTTGTCTCAACATCACCTTTATGTTCTTCCAGTATCAGTAAGGATACTAACCGGATAGATTCAAGCATCTTTGCCACAGCGTTCCTTAGCAGTGTTTCTCTGCTGGGGTAGTCCTTGTCGGGATACAACTTGAGTTCAGCCTTTACGTATTCTTTTACTCCTGTTTTCCAGTACTCTCCATCCTCAACAGAACCGATAATCTTCTCCGCAGTCTTAGACCCCATGCCCCAGATGCCCATGATGCTGTCTGTCTTGTCACCCATCAGCACTTGTATCCACAGATTCCTTTCTGCTTCGTCTCCAGAGACAACGAAGTGTTCACATTTCACCGGGTTGTAGTGCCTCCCAGCGATCTGCTTAAGGTCCTTGTCTGTCGTGCAGATTACACACCCCTCAGCTCCTAGTTCACAGGACCGTATACTCAAGCAGTCATCAGCCTCCAGTCCCTCCCTTATTAAGGCCCCATACTTGCGAGTCATATACTCCTTACACGCATCCAGGTGGGTAGGTCTTTTCTCTTTAGCACGATCAGATTTGTAGGTGGGATATTCTTCTTTGCGGAAAGACTTGGGTGACGACAAGTAGACTTCCATTTTACAGCCCGGAAAGGCATCCTGTATGGATTGCATCATGTTCTTCACGTTGTGCAGAGCATTCTCTACTGGCTCAGGAAGATATACCACTTCGAGCTTCGATGAATCAACTCCATATTCCTCACATAATCTAATGGCATCTTTTTTGTATCTCTCAAATATAGGTGGGCCAGATATCGTGTACGCCTTACCATCACACGTAGCTGCCGAGCGGTACGCTATGATGTCACCGTCCACCAGCACTGTGACTTGTTCGGTAGGTTTATCCTTTAGAATCTCTTCAAACATCTTGTCTCCTTGTAAGAAAGAAAGCGAAGGGTAGAGTGGAACTCTGGTACATTGCTTTTCTTTCTCCTACGCTTCCCGACGAAGCGGATCAATGCCACGGAAAAAGATAAACGTCTCCAGAGACAACCCTACCCTTCCTTCCTAGCCGTTTTCTTACTTGTACTCTCCTACATACCAACTCCAAGAATCATCTTTTGGTTGTTTTTGTTTAACAATCCAAGAGATACAATCCTCTTTAGTAGGAAAATATTCTTCAGTAGTCTCTCCACCATCTTTCCATTTCTTTATTGCTAAGAATTTCATAGGTTTTATTTTGTTCAAAACTGAATCTTACCTACTCCGCCACCAGTGCCACCAGGCACAGAGGTGGTATAAGTCACAAGGCTGTGGATAGTCACACGGTTGAAGTATAGAGGGAGGTGAGTCTTGCCAGCCACAGTGACGAACTTACTTGAGCAGTGCACTGTCACCACCGAGCCGTTACCTACGGGCTCAGTCCACGGCGTACCATCTTCGATTTCCACTACCGGCTTATCCCTATACGACCCATCGGGGTACTTGGCCTTCATCTTCGCCGTGATGAATACCTCTCCGTCCTTGTTGGTCCTTACGTTAAAGCCTATGGCCTTCATGTCCTCTGCCTGTTCCTTACTCAGCATCAAGTCGATCTTGTAGATAGGCTCTCCGAACTTATCGTCGGGCTTCTGGATGTGTGCCCATTTGCAAGCCGTCTTGTCCACGGTGAAGTAAAAGTATTTCTCGGTAGAGAACGCATCTTTGATCTGCTGAATTTCTTCTGGTGTCTTGGTCATGTTGTTGTTCCTCCGTTTTAGATTGTGCTAGTTTTATAACTACCTAGTAAAAACGAAAACCCACTCCCTAGTGTATACCCCCTATACCTTGGTAGGGGCTAAGGTGATACCTGTAAATTCAGGTCGGATGGTGCGCCGTGCCTTGCCAGGAGTAATCTCCTTCTACTCTTCGTTCAAATTGTCTATCGCGTCGTCCCATCCCTCCCAGTTATCTACTCCAGCCCCTCGCAATGCGTCTAGTAAACGCTGGTCTTCGAGTAGTTCCTGATACTCCTTAACCGATATGGTTACTGTCCCTAACCTTGTACCTTCTCCAATCTCTACCACTGTGTCACTCCTCTTTGCTATCCTTTGTGAACTTGTTCTTTATCCACACCGTGACTATCACTCCCATAATAAACCCACAGGCAAAGATCATCACGAAGGGAGTTGACGATGTAATCATTACTGTGCGATCTTGGGGATCGGGAAGGGGACCTTGCTTACATCCTGGCATTTCCCCTCGTCCTGCGCAAAAGACTTACCTTTGAAGTCAGTAGCTTCTAAGCAACCGATATTGCTCGACACAGTGGAGCACTTCAGCTTCAACACTCGGCTCTTACCGGGGGATACCAAGTCGATACTTGCCCATCCATCACCCTGTGGACACTCTGGGACCTGAGTGCTGTCACCCCTTGACACTACGTCCCACTCGGGGTAGAGTTGAGCCCTCCACGCCTTAGCGTTCCACACTGCATTCTCTTTAGCCTGCGCCCTCGCTGTCTCCAGTGTGTCGAAGGATACCTCCTCTCCCCCACAAGCTCCCAGCATCAGGACACAACCCACGAACAAAGCTACGATACCTTTTCTTACCATACTGTTTTCTCCTCCGTTAAAGTTTAGCTACAAAGCACCATGATAGTATACTTTTTGCCCCTTTTGTCAACGACTCTAAGTACCAGTAATAACTACGTCTCTACATTTTCTTACCACCTCCCTCATTAAAGTATAAGCTCTCTGCCTCGAAACACCTAGCCGCTTAGCAACCTCACCCTCAGAGGAGTAGAGCAAGTAATAATCAAGAGCTTCCTTCTCCCTATGGGTAAGTTTTACCTTAGAGAATATAACACTAAGAGTATCCTTATCTGTGATATCTTCCTCCACTAAGAGATACTCTTCTAAGTTTATAGCCTCTGGGATATCCCATAAATGAGACTCCTTAGCTATTTCATTCTCTAGGTTATATCCTAAGAGTATATCCTTAGTGTTCTTCTTATAGGTTCTCTTATTACGAAAATGCTTATACTCCTTATTCTCAAAGTTCTGGAGAGCGTGGAGTACCTCGCTATACACATGGGTCTCCATGGTTACACCCTTGGTGGGATCATATGAACTCCTGGCTCTCATCAACGCCATGAAGCCCTCTTGCTCCAGGTCTTGTCTGAGAACCTGTAAGTGTATCTTCTGTCTGAGAAACTTGTTGACTACGTACTTCACGAAACTAAGGTCTGTTTTTATGTCCTTGTCATCATATGTTGTCGTCACTTGTTCTCCTTTAGTTGAGAGTCGTCAAGCCAGTCTATCTTCTCATAATAGCTATCATTGATGAAAGGCTTATTTATACGAAGACTAGATTCTTTTTGATAAACAGTAAGATCAATTTGTGGTACTCCATCTCCATCGCATTGAGAGACAATACCTATGTATCCTATCTTTGAATATGAGGTATCACCTGTGTGCTCCATCGTACATACCACCACGTCACCCACCTTGAACTTATCCGCCATATTCTTTCCCTTTGTCTCTGTACTGCGAAGGGTCTACCCACTCCACCTTTTCAAGTTGCTCTTCTTCTGGGTGCCATATCCCATCGGTACACTGGAATCTATTCTTATATTTGGAAAAATCTACTTGTACAGACCCAGACTCCATGTACCGCAAAACAATTCCAATGAAGCCTACATCATAGCACGGATAGTTTGGCTCTCTTTCCTCGACAACAATAACTGTGTCACCTTTCTTGAACTTCACCTCAGTGTACCTCCGCGTAATTCCGTCCAACCTTTATGTCCACCTCAACTGGAACCTTTAAATCAAAATTAACAGTGACTTCTTTTGCTTTGTCGATAAGTATGTCTTTAAAGACCTCAAGCAAGGCGGGATTGCCATCTACCACCTCAAACTCTAGTTCGTCATGATACGCTATGATCTGGCCTATTCCTTTATATCCGATGATTTCTCTATGCACAAGAATCATCCACTCCTTGAAGATCACCGCTGCGGCATGTTGGATCAGTGTGTTTAATGCTTTGTGCTCAGATCGAATGAATACCTTACGACCATCAAGGCCGTAGATGTACCCACCATGTACCTGTCTAGCCTGTATGATGGCATCCTTAAGCTTCTTCAGGCCAGGGTTAGTCTTCCAGAATGTCTTTATCAACCCTTCCGCCTTATGCTTGGAGCACTTGAGCTGACGGGATATCTTCAACGCTCCGGCTCCATAGCAGATCGCATAGAGGAAGGTCTTTGCCTCACTCCTCGTTATCCCGAGGGCATCAGCGTTGAACTGGTGGATATCTCCAGACATAACTATCCCAGCGAACAACCCCCCGTCATAGCTGTGTGTATAATGCGCCATGACTCTCGCTTCGATAGCCTTGAGGTCCACACCAACCATAATCTTTCCGGGTGGCACAGTGAACAGACGGCGTATCTCCTTACCGTACAACGACGAGGGGCGGGGAAGGTTAACGATCTTACCCGTGTGCCTGTATCTCGCAGTTGGTGTACCACATGTGATAGCTTCGCTTGGCAACCTGCCATCAGACCTAACCTCAGGTATAGCCCCTTTGCTTACGTCTCCATCATTCACAAGGTAGGATTTCCTGTGCTTGATGGTCAACAAAGTCTTGATTTTACCGCCAAGTCCGTCCCCTGGGAGGGAGTCAAACGAGTCCTCTGTGATCTTGGGAGAGGTGTTTACCCTTGTGCCATCTGCCTGCTCTTTGAAGTTCCACTCTGTGGGCTGCCACCCTAGCCCGAGAAGAGTATCCTTCAGTTCTTTGGGTGACTTGAGATTGACACGCTTGAAACCTATCTTCGTAAAAGGTCCAACCCCGTTCCCGAACGGATAGTCCTTGCCGAGAAAGTTTTCTA